TGGTCAAGAGGCAAAACATACGAAGAACTTTTAGGTAAAGAAAAATCTTTATTATTGATAGAAAAAAGACGACAACAAATGTTAAAAAATATTATGGAAAAAAATGAGTAATGTTCATAGATTAGTATTAGAAGGTTTATTTGGACCAGTATATAAAGCAACAACAACAAAAGAATTAATGGATAACAAACAGTTATCTAAATTTAAGATTAAATGTTTAATACTTAAATATCCAGAAGAAGTTTGTAAGTTATCTAAGAAGTGGGACTACAAAGAAGAGATTGAATATATAGTATTGAACACAGCAAGAAATGCATTTATAAAGAATCTTGCCTTGTCGTTGAAAGGTAATTCATTAATACTATTTCAATTTGTAGATAAACATGGTAAAGTTCTACATAATATTATAAAAGAAGAAGCAGGTAAACGTAAAGTATTTTTTGTATATGGTGGTACTGATACCGAAGTTAGAGAATCTATTAGAGATATAACTGAACGTGAAACAGATGCCATTATTGTTGCTTCATACGGTACATTCTCAACTGGTATTAATATACGTAATTTACATAATGTAATATTTGCATCACCATCTAAATCAAAAATTCGTAATCTACAATCAATTGGTCGTGGACTTAGATTAGGTGATAATAAAGAAGAAGCGGTTCTTTATGATATCTCTGATGATTTTAGAATAGGCAAACATGTTAATTATACCTTGACACACTTCGTTGGCAGAGTAAAGATGTATGACGATGAAAAATTTAATTATAAGTTTTATAATATAGAATTAAAAATTTAATTTTTATTAAAAGTTTTTTTGGAATGTTGTAATTTTTCTTCTTTTGTTTTTTTATCCCAATACTGTTTCATTTTTTGACTATGATCTGGTCTAAGTTTACCTGTTTTATTAATTGATAATTTATTTTTAGATTCTGGTGTATGATTATATCCACTTAAAAGTCTAGCTTTTTTTCGTTTTTGTATGTGTATTTCTGATTGTTTATAACCGGATGTTCCATCACCACCATCAGTTAAATTTCTAAGTATACCTGTACCATTATCAATTCTTCCATACCATTGAATCATTCTTCTTTCTATGGCAAATGCTCCAATTTCCGTTAAATTAGCTTGCATTATTATTATTTTTGTGTTATCATTAGGTATGTTTATTGAATGATTTTTGTTCCATGCTCTATCTCTGCAACCTTTACCTATATAATAAGGTAAATTATTATCTCTTAGATAAGCATATACATAAAAATGATTAGGTCTGTTTTTAGAAGAATAAATAGTCATACTGATACGGTCCTTTCGTATTAGAGTAGGTGCGAGCTGCAACTCGGCGATCTACACTTATTTATAATTTTTTTTACCTAAAAGGGTATTTTTGACATGGATAACATAAAAATAATAAGGATGCAATCGGGTGAAGATATCATTGCTTCTATGATAGAAGATAAAGAAGAAGGTATCGTTACACTTAACAATCCTATGACAGTATTATTTAAAAGACAGATTACTGGTAAATCAGTTATGATGATGGTACCTTGGTTACCTGTAGAGATTATTCAATATAATATGGCTACAGTTTATTCACAAGACGTATTAACTGTATTTCAACCTAAAGAATCTCTTGTTAATTATTATAATAAGGCAGTGATTGATTTGAATGAATGTATCATTGAAGAGTCAGACCACATTGAACAATCATTAAACGAAGATGGTGATGAAGAAGATGTTTCAGAAGAAGAGTTCTCAGAGTATGTAGATAGTATTGAAACCATTAAAGAAGTATTAAGTAATAAGAAAAGAATATTACATTAAAGAACGACAAAACCATTATAACAATGTATCACTAACCTGTCAAGCGAAATATAAGGTAAATATTATGAGTAAGAAAAAAGCACATTACATTAACAATGCCGACTTCTTAAAAGCACTAACCGATTATACCGAAAAGTGTGTTGAAGCCAAAAAAAATGATAAACCAGAACCTATAGTACCAAACTATATCGGTGAATGTTTTATTAAAATTGCAGAACATCTATCTAGAAAACCAAACTTCGTATCATATTCATTTAGAGATGAAATGATTGCAGATGGTATTGAAAATTGTATAATGTATTTCAGAAACTTTGATCCTGCCAAATCATCTAATCCATTTGCCTATTTTACACAGATTATTTACTTTGCATTTCTACGAAGAATTGCCAAAGAGAAGAAACAACTATATGTAAAATACAAAGCAACAGAACAGTTTGGTTTATTAGATGAAGGTGAAATGTTTGAAGATGAGAATGGGCATATGCAACAATTTAAAATGTATGATAACATATCAGAATTCATTCATACATTTGAAGAAACTAAAAAGAATAAAAAGAAAGTAAAGATTAAAGGTATTGAAAACTTTATTGAATTGGATGTGAAAGAACTACCAGAAATTTAAGGAGATTATTATGAGAGTTGGATTTACATGTAGTGCATTTGATTTACTTCATGCTGGTCACATATTGATGTTAGAAGAAGCAAAGACTCAATGTGACTTTTTAATTGTTGGATTACAAACTGATCCAACAATTGATCGGAAAGAAAAAAATAAACCTATCCAAAGTGTAGTTGAAAGATATATTCAACTCAAGGCAGTTACATATGTTGATCAGATTATACCATACACATATGAAAGTGACTTAGAGGAAATATTCCGTTCATTCCCAATTTCAGTTAGAATTATTGGTGATGAATATAAAGAAAAACAATTCACTGCAAAAGATATCTGTGCTGGTAGAGGTATTGAAATCTATTTTAATCGGAGAGATCATCACTTTAGCAGTAGTGAATTACGTAACAGAACTTATAGAATAGAATATCAGAAAAAAGGTGAGTTTGATGAAGTTAGCCCTAATAAATGACACCCATGCCGGTGCAAGAGGTGACAGTGCAATATTCAATGAATTCTTTTTTAAGTTTTGGGAAAATGTATTCTTTCCATACTTAGAAGAAAATAACATCACACAGATTTGTCATTTAGGTGATGTTGTTGATCGTAGAAAATTTATTAATTATGTTACATTGAATTCTTGGCGTAAAAGATTCTTTGATAGATTATTAAAGAACAATATTCAAATGGATGTTATTGTAGGTAATCATGATGTTACTTACAAGAATACAAATGAAATCAATGCCATGAATGAATTATTTGAGCATTACAATAATGTAAATGTGTATATTGATCCCGTTGAAAGAGTATATGATGGTATTAATGTTGCATTGGTACCATGGATAAATTCAAGTAACTATCAAAGTAGTTTAGAATTTTTAAATAATACACAGAGTCAAATTGTATTTGGTCATTTTGAAATATCTGGATTTGAAATGGATCGTGGTAATGTTTGTCAAGGTGGTTTAGATTCTTCTCTATTCAAACGATTTGATACTGTATTATCTGGTCACTTTCATCATAAATCAACTAATGGTAATATAACATATCTAGGCAATCAATACGAAATTACATGGGCAGACTATGATGACCAAAGAGGATTTCATGTATTTGATACAGACACAAGAGAACTAGAATTTATACCTAATCCATATAAAATGTTTCATAGATTAAGTTATGATGATACTGTCCAAGACTTTACATACTGGAAAGCATTTGATTATGATAATTTGAAAGATACTTACGTTAAGATTGTGGTAGTCAACAAACAAAATCCATATCTGTTTGATAGTGTGATGGATAACTTATATAAAACTGGTGTTGCTGATATAGGTATAGTTGAAGATTTTACCGATAATTCAGTTACCGATGATGAAGAATTGGTAAATCAAGCGGAAGATACTATGACTATCTTAAATAAGTATATTGATGGGTTGACATTGAATGTAAAACCTGATATACTTAAAGGTCTAATGAAAGAACTATACGTTGAAGCGGTAAATGTAGAGAGAGTTGATTAATGATTGTATTTAAAAAAGTTAGATATAAGAACTTTATTAGCACTGGTAATTATTATACCGAGATTGATTTTCAAAGATCGTCTAATACATTAATTATTGGTTCTAATGGTGCGGGTAAATCCACGATGCTTGATGCATTGTGTTTTACTCTATTTGGTAAAGCATTTAGAAGTATTAACAAACCACAACTGATTAATGCCATCAATCAAAAAGATTGTGTTACTGAATGTGAATTTGATATTGGTAATAAAAAATATAAAATTATTCGTGGCATAAAACCTAACATCTTTGAAATATATCAAGATGGCGATTTACTGAATCAGGATGCCGCAAGTAGAGATTATCAAGAATACTTAGAGAAGTTTATTCTAAAATTAAATTATAAATCATTTACACAGATTGTTATATTAGGTTCTGCATCATTCGTGCCATTCATGCAGTTATCTGCATCTGATCGTAGGTCTATCATTGAAGATTTACTAGACATACAAATCTTTTCTACAATGAATACTGTATTGAAAGAGAAGATGTCTGGTAACAAAGATCATGTTGTTGAAAACAATTCTAAGTTACAAATTGTAGAAGCAAAGATTGAAATCCAGAATACTCATATTAAGAGTATACAAAAAACTAATGATGAGAAGGTAGAAGAATATGATAATCAAATCAAATTGTATAATACTGACATACTTGAGTTACAAGAAAAAATACAACAAACATCCAACTCAATCAACATATTACAAACCGACGTGGAAAACAAAATTGAAGTCGAGACTAGACTCAAGAAATTTACTAAAATTGAATCGCAGATTGAGAACAACTTATCCAAATATAAGACTGATATCAGTTTCTTTGAACAGAATGATAATTGTCCAACCTGTAAGCAAGAAATTGCCTTGGGGTTTAAAGAACAACAAATCAAAGAGAATAATGATAGAGTTACCGAAATAGAATCTGGATTGAAAGTATTAGAAGAAAAACTATTGGCAGAACAAGAACGACTAAATGAGATTACAGTAAAACAAAAAGAAATACAGAAATTACAAATTAATAATGCCACCAACACAACTTCTATTACAGAAACAAACAAGTATATTGCAAAACTAAAATCACAGATTGAATCATTGAAAATTAATCATGATAATTTGGATGCAGAGAATACTAAGTTAAATGAATTGAATAATGAATTAGAAATAATTCTACAAAAGAAGAAAGAATTGATTGATGAAAAAACATATTATGAAGCCGCTTCAGGTCTACTAAAAGATACTGGTATTAAAACTAAAATTATCAAACAATATCTACCCGTTATTAATAAAGTTGTAAACAAACATCTTGCCACATTTGACTTCTTTGTTAATTTTAATTTAGATGAATCATTCAAAGAAACAATTAAATCAAGACACCGTGATGCATTTAGTTATGAATCATTTAGTGAAGGTGAGAAACAAAGAATTGATATGGCATTGATGTTAACATGGAGAACAATTGCAAAGTTAAAGAATTCTGCAAATACTAATCTGTTAATATTAGATGAAATATTTGATTCTAGTTTAGATGCAAATGGCACAGAGTATTTAATGAACATCCTACATATGTTAGAAGATGTAAATTTATTTGTAATCAGTCATAAAGGCGATATATTACAAGATAAGTTTAGGTCAGTAATTAAATTTGAGAAGGTAAATAATTTTTCAAGGATAGCAAAATGAGTGAATTTTTAACGATTGATACTGGTTCAGGAATACAAACACAAAAAGAAGAAGAGATTCTTCCATTACCATTAGTTGATACCGCACATAAAGTATTAAATGCACCGATACCGGAATATGATGAAACATCATTACCAAATCATTATATGTCCACTTTAATTAAACGATTGAAGATGACAATGAAACTATATGGTGGTATCGGTATTTCTGCCAATCAATGTGGTATTAAAGAAAGAGTTTTTATTATTGGTAATGAAAATTTCCAGATAGTTTGCATTAACCCAAAAATTGTTGAAACTGGTAAAGTTAATAGAATGAGAGAAGGATGTTTAAGTTTTCCTGGTTTAACTTTAAATGTTGCTAGACACGAATCAATAAAAGTAGTATACTATACAGAATTGGGTGAGCAAAAGTCAGTAGATTTTGATGGTGTTACTGCTCAATGTTTCCAACATGAAATGGATCACATGGAAGGTATGTTGTTTACTAAACATGTTGGTTCATTGGCATTAAAGATGGCACAAGATAAACAAAAGAAATTGATCCGAAAGTTTAAGAAGATGGAGAAAATGTTATGAGTGAGAATGAATTAAAAGTAGAAGTTGAAGAATCTGGTGAGTATGATAATTTTATTGGTAAGAGTAATGTATCAAAAGGTGTTACTGGTATTTTAGGTCTAGAAGAAGAGACTACAGTTGAACAAGTATATGAGAATCCCAATTCATGGAAAAAACACTGGAAAGGTATGCCGGAATTTGACCAAGATAATAATCCACCATACAAAACAATCTATCTACACTTTAGAGATGAAGAAGATTATAAAGAATTTGCTAAATTGGTTGAACAAAATCTATCAGAGAAAACTAAAAGTATATGGTATCCTAAATTAGATAGAGATGCTAATTCATTAAAGAGATGGATTGAGGAGTAATTGATATGCATAATCCGAGTTATCCAGTCTATATTGTTTCTAAAGGAAGAGCCGATAGTAGACTGACAAGCAGGTCATTAGAACGGATGAAAGTTCCATATTACATTGCAGTTGAACCACAAGACTATGATGCATATTGTGCAGTGATTGATCCGGCAAAAGTATTAGTATTGCCATTCAGTAATCATGGTGATGGTCCTGGTCGTGCTAGAAATTGGTGTTGGGATCATGCAATTAAATTGGGTGCAAAGAGACATTGGGTATTAGATGATAATATATCAGATTTTTATCGTTTGCAGAAAAATGAACGAGTTCGTGTAGAGACTGGTGCCATATTTAAAGCTGCAGAAGATTTTGTTGATAGATATGAGAATGTTCCTATCTCAGGCTTTCAATATAGATTTTTTATAGCACCAAATTCTAAATATCCACCATTCGTTACAAATACCAGAATTTATTCTGTATTGTTAATTGATAATGAATGTAAACATAGATGGCGTGGTAGATATAATGAAGATACTGATATTTGTTTACGTGTATTGAAAGATGGTGATTGCACAGTTCAGTTCAATGCTTTTCTACAAGGTAAAGCCGCAACACAAACATTAGGTGGTGGTAATACTGAAGAGTTTTATGCCAAAGAAGGTACACTAAAGAAATCACAGATGCTTGTTGATATGCATCCAGATG